AGATCCCCTTTGATGTCCGGGTTGTAGTTAAACTGCATATTGAATTGAAAAAGCGCCTCGCCCAGTGGCTTGAGCAGATAGTCATCGAAGTTCTTTACCACGGTTTTGATCGAGCCTGCCGCTGCGCCCATCAGCATAGAGATGCCGGCAGCCGTCCGTCCGATACCCGTGACACCGGTTTGTCCATGTGAAAAGGACGGAATGCCGGTAGACTCGTCCGCGAGGACTCGTGCCTTGTCGAACAGCATCATGTTTTCGGACGAGACGTTGGGGAACTTGGTGCCAAAGATTGCCTGGCCCGGCGCCCCTCCCTGACGACGAAACACTTTGCCCGGGTACACAGTCAGGTCTTGGCCCGGCGTCAGGTTGGTTTCATCTACTTCAATAAGCAGGTTACCCGACAGCACCGCGTTATCGACGGCCATCCGCATGAAGCCGTTCATCAAGGTTTGGGTATCGTCCATGTTTTCGCCGACGCCGATACCGAAGATGTTGTAGGGGTTGACCTCGTAAGGGCAGGCCGAGTACGGCAGCCGCTTCGGCGTAAACGGGTTCATCACGAACCGCAGGATCTGGCCGTTGCATTCCCAGATATTTACGTGAAGTTCTTCGGCGTCTTCAAACTCTTCCGGAATCTCAATCGCGTAGTCGTCAGCGGTTTGCCGGTCGATGACACCCCAATACTCAAGCGCCTCGTAACGCTTGGTAGAAAACGGTCGGCTGTTATCCTCATTAGTATTAATGAGATCGTACTCCCACCATTTGACTTCATAGTTTTCGCCCTCGTCGATAGCCTCTGCAATAGCCTCAGAGTTGAAGAACGGACGACGGCGCAGGGCGCGCAACTGCGAGCGGGTCAGCTTGTGACGCTCGATGATAAAGTCACATTCGTTAATGGTGTAGCCGTCCGGGTCTGGGTAAAAGTCCCAGATAGACGTGTGAGATACTTCCGGCACGGTGCGCAGGGTCGGGTTGTACTCCCCCTCGTCGTCCCAGTTCGGGTATTCTTTCGTAGACGCAAACGGTCCTTTGATGATACCGGTGCCGAAAAGTGCGCACTCAAAAGCAGAGTAACGTAAGTGAGTAGAGGCGTGCGACTCCTCTAGCTGGTCTTTAATCTGCTTCTCCATCTTTTTAGCAGCGACCATGGCCGGATGGAAAGTCACCGACGACTGCGTTTTGCCCTCGCCCTCACGTAGATTAGGGACATCACCTAGCAGATCTTCAAGCGGCCCTAGACGCTCCTGTAGAGTCTGCTGAGTGGCCCCTGGCGGCAGCGGCTGCCCGTCCCCCTCGTAGCCATACAGATCCACTGGCTCGCGTCCTGTGTCCACTTGTGGCGGCTCTTTGGGATCGAAAGACACGCTCTCTGCAACGCCCTCCGGCAAGATCGACGGCTCGATGGTGATAGGAAACGTGTCGTTAGCCAGCAGCACATCTACAATCTGGCTGTAGGCGGCCAGCACTTTGGTCTTAGTCACTTTAATAAAGACGCGCGACTTCTCGGTTTCTAGGAACTGTACGTCAGCGTCGTATACGCCACGATAGTTTTTATACGCCTTGATCCACTTAGACTCTTCAGTGTAGCGGGCATCCTCTGCACGATTGAATTGTTTACGGACGTAGCCTGCCAGTCCGTTCATTAACCGCACGTCGTCGCTATCTACGTCGACTGGGTTGCCGTCCGTGTCCACCGAGGACATGTCGTTGTAAGCCATCTCTGTTCCTTATCAGTAACCGAAGACGTTATCGGCAGGTTGAAACTTATTTGCTGTGTCAGTCGGTTTTTCCAAATCGAATATATTACGCGGTATCGGGCGTGAACTAATTCCATATCGTAACGCATCGTAGATGTGGTCCTCTGCGTGCGTGTCGATATCTTCTGGGTTCTTTTTGTCGAGTGGCAGAACCGGAATCTGTGCTACGGTATTTACGCAACTAGAGAAGAAGGTAATGCCTGGCTCGCCCGTGTCTGGGTCTACCTGTAACAAACGGTGCAGTTCGTTTTTGCCGCTCACCCTTGTGCCTCGGCTGCGGTCAGATGGGCGCCACCGACAGCCCGCCAAAATCATCTGCTCCGCAAGTGATGGCCCTGTGTCGCCTCGCTTGCGCCAGCAACTGCTGTCGAGAACGCCGTAAGAGATTTTACCGTCGTTTTGTTCTAACTCTAACACCATGCGGGCTAAGTCTACCGCAAGAACCTTACTGACGTAAAGTTCCCGATATACAACCAATGTGTTTTCCGGCGTCACAGCAAACCACAGTACTGCGCTGTGTGAGCCGTATCCGTAGTCCGCTGCTCGGAACTTGCGCCAGTTATACGGCACGTCGTAGGGTTCAACGACATGAGTAGACCTGTCGAACTCCACGAAGGCAGCGCCCTCTGCGATGTCCCAGTTACCCTCTAGCAACTGCCGGCGCTGTGTTTCCGGTAGCGAGAGCAGCATCGCCTCGTAGTCGCCGGACTCGTACAGGTACGGATTATCTTTTAGCTGGGCCGGAATAAAGCGCCGGCGGAACAAAGGCTTCCCCGCTTTGCTGTGGCGGGGAGGATACTTTAGAACCTCTCCAGTTTCTACGTCAGTAGCCCAAAAAGACTTACCCGGCGTTGCTGGCGTAATGAACATCTTGCGGACCCACGCGTGTCCCGGCCCTCCGGGGTTGCTGGTGGCCCGCATGTACAGTTCTATTTCCGGGTCCGTAGAGCGTAAGCGAGACCTAAGATAATCCCACGCAAACGGCGTCGGATATTGTGTAAGCTCATCGAAACCCACCCACGTAAAAGATTGACCTTGGTAGCGAAGAACGTCTTTGTCTTGCTCCAAGTACGACATCCAAATGCGCGCGCCTGAAGGAAAAGTCCATTGGCTTTTGCGCTCAGACCACTTTGCTCCTGGGACAGCTTTCGGGTATAGCTCACTAGACTTGTGTATAAGTTCCCGAAGCTCATCATTCGTCCTCCGTAAAATTAAGGCTACATGATTGGGGTTATCTGTGTAGCGCAGCGGGTCGATCAGGAGCGCGTAGGACTTGCCAGACCCGGCGCTGCCACCGTACAGCACCTCGCGCTCAGGCGCTTCAAAAAATGCCTCCTGGGGACCAGGGTTAGGCTTGAAGATGTACCGCTTCGGTATCTCCTCGACCGTCTCCGTCGTCGTACTCGTCGAGACTGGAGAGATCGACGGGGTCTTTGCGATCTTCTTGCGGGACGTAGAGGAGGCGCGACTGGATGAGCTTTTCCTTTTCCGCACACTCTTTCGCTTTGGCGGTGTAATATCGGTAGAGATTGGCGATGTCTTTTCGTTTTTTTTCTGCTCTGACAATTTTGTGCAAGCCTTGGAATGAGATTTTGCGACCGGTTTTTGCGGATAGCCATCGCGCAACTTCGCGGTAGCTACAGGTCTTGAGATATTGTTTTGCCTCTTCTAGGGCCTCTAGTTGTTCGACAATCGGGTTCAAGATTTCAGAGTCGTCGGGATCTAGCTCGTAGCCGAATGGGACCTGGCGGCTAAATCGTGGGACTGGTCTCCAGCGCGGTTTCTCTTCAGTCATCCTCTTCCTGTTTTTTCTTGGCAGGCAAAATAAACAGCCCGCCGCTCTCCGCCTGCACGGCGACTTTTTCTGTTTTGATTACACCGACACGATCTAGGATCTCACGAGATGCGTTGATGCGGTCCCGGTTGCCGAGTGCGGTCGGATCTTCTAAGACGCCAGTCATGGCCAGGGCAGCACGAGGACCGTTCGAGGCCAGATAGGTCTGGGTCGTCTCTAAGATCTCGTCTTTCAGGCGGCGCACGATGTCGATGGTCTTAGTGTTACGGCTGTAGCCGGCCACATCCATCGCCGCCCGCACATTGCCGGCAGCCTCGCCCATCAAAGCGTCGAGGAAGACTTTCTGCTGCTCTGTCAAATCTTTTTGGGTAGCCATCTCCGGCTCCTCTAAAACATACTGCCAGAGCCGCCCGGCTCTTGCTCTTCGACATCGAACGTGACGGTCGGACGGAACCCGAAATTGCGCTCCATAAAGTTTTGAATGGCCAAGCGACCCGCCGACTCGCCCAACGGCTCACGGGCTGCTATCTCTTCATCACGGGATCGCAACGTCGCCATAGCAGGTGCGTCTTCAGGTCCACCGGGCTCTGCCTCACCCATCATCGTCTGCATTTGTTTTTCCAACGGTTGTAGTTCATCGCCAGGTGTTCTCTCTAAGGCAAATTGACCCTCGCCGATATCGCCTAAGTCTTTTTTTGCAGCCCGCTCTGCTTTCAGTCTTTCTAATATATCGCCGATAGGGTCGGTAGTAGAGCTAGGTTGTGGGGATTTCGGGCTCGGTTCTGGCGGCGTCGGTTCTGGTTTCGGTGGGTCTTCTGTTGTTTCGCTGGGAGTAGTTACTTGGATCGCACCCGATACTGGCTCTACTCCTTCTTCAGCACTGATTGAAGGCAATACAGTATCGCCAGAGCCGCCAGACGCACTCGAAAATTTTTCATACGCGGCTTTTTGTGCGTCGGTAGGTGTTTTGCCCATCGTAGTATTCATGTAGTAGTTAAAAAGGTCAATTTGCTCTGAACCGGTAAGCTGGGTAAGCGGCGACTTTGGCGGTTGCGCTCTACGTTGTTGTCTGAGGGTACTCATCACTTCACCTTCCGATACGCGCGCGTCTTAGCGGCAATTTTTTTCGGTTGTTTTACGAACTGCTTCCCAGCTTTCGTCCCTTTCCGCTTCGCGCGGGTCGTAGCAGCGTACTCGGCGCTGCTGAGAGACTTAATGGCCTTCTCCGGTAGGTAACGCTCCCCAGTCTTGCTAGAGGGCTTCCCTGACTTCGTGCGCCACTTCTGCTTCGTCCACTGTTTGAGACTGCGCTGCGATTTTTTGAGTGCCATCGTTCTACGATCTTTTCGGTTGCCGCTTACGATTGGCGGTTCTGCTGACCACGCGCAGGTTCTTACGGCTGTTGTTGCGCGGGTTCATGTCTTTGTGGTCGACTTCTTTGCCGTCACCCTTCTTTACGCGCCAGGCCTTCATCATCATCTTGCGTGCGGCGTTGCGGGCAGCCCGTCGCTTCTTCTGCTCCGGCTTTGCCTGATGCGTGACGTACTCTCGCCGATAGTTGCGGGTCCGTTTGGCGGGCATCAGCGACCCCGTTCATCTACACGATGACGGTCCTCGTGCTCCTCGAATGCTTCCCAAAGTTCGTCGAGATCGTCAGACATCCGCTCTACGTCCTTAGCCATCAGAGCAGTCTTCTGCATCATCTTAGACATCATCTGACCCATAC